AAGGGTGTTAAGGGGTTAGGTGAAAAGGGGTTATATAAAAGATTTCCCGAATTGATGGAACGTAAAGTTACACTAGATGACATCTATGATATTTGTGAGAAAAAATTCCACACCCACCAGGAACTTAAGGAGAAGGGTTCAAAAGAAAAATTCCCAATAGTATATGCTAGAGTAATTCAACATATAGAGGAATTAAGAACTAATTATAAAATAATGGACTTATCCAATCCAATGTTAGATGATAGAGATAAAGCATATTTGGATGAATGTGTAAAAACAAATGAATACCAATACCTCCCTGAACAATTCGTTTCATTTTACAATGAAGATAAACTAGGAGGTATGATTCGAAATGTTGAATTTTGGGTTAAAGACGTTTTCGAAAAAATAAAGTTATAAAAATAATCAGTTTTAAAAAAAAAGTTATAAATGACACTACTTAATTTAAATACCTATGGACCACAATTCCAAATAAAGGTAATTTCAGCATTACTTACTCATAAACAATATTTAATTAACATCCATGATATTATCAGTGAAGAGTATTGGGATAATCAAGCACATAAGTGGATTATTGTTGAAATAATTAAATATTATGATAAATACCACACTACACCTTCAATGGATGTTCTTAAAGTAGAACTACAGAGGTTAACAAATGATGTACTTAAAATATCAATTAAAGAACAATTAAAAGCTGCATTTCAGGCTTCAGATGAAGATTTAGAATATGTACAGGAAGAATTTTCAACATTTTGTAAAAACCAACAACTTAAAAAAGCATTACTTAATAGTGTTGATTTACTAAATGCCGGTGATTTTGATGGTATTAAATTTTTAGTTGAATCAGCATTAAAAGCCGGGCAGGACAAAAATATAGGACATGAATATAATAAAGATATTGAATCTCGTTTTAGGGAAGATGCAAGAAAAACTATCCCAACACCATGGGAACCAATTAATGATATACTCCAAGGGGGGCTTGGAAATGGAGATTTTGGCCTTATATTTGGTAATCCAGGAGGTGGTAAATCTTGGAGTTTAGTAGCTTTAGGGGGATATGCTGTGCGCGCCGGGTATAATGTATTACATTATACTTTAGAATTAGGTGAAGATTATGTAGGACGTCGTTATGATGCTTTCTTTACTAAAACCCCAGTTGATTCTATTCTAAAAAATAGGGAAAAAGTTGAGGAAATGCTACCTCAACTCCCAGGTCAGTTAATCATTAAAGAATTTCCTACAGGCCGAGCAACAATATCCACCGTAGAATCCCACATTAGGAAAGTAACAGAATTAGGTGTCACACCAGATCTAATCATAATTGATTATGTTGATTTACTTTCAACTAAAAAACGAACTGCCGACCGTAAAGGGGAAATTGATGATATTTATACGAGCACGAAAGGACTTGCTCGAGAACTAAACATACCAATCTGGTCAGTTTCTCAAGTAAATAGAGCAGGTGCAAAAGATGATGTCATAGAGGGAGATAAAGCAGCTGGATCATATGATAAGGTTATGATTACAGATTTTTGTCTGTCATTATCAAGGAAAGCAAAAGATAAAGTAAACGGTACAGGTAGATTTCACGTTATGAAAAATAGGTATGGGATGGATGGATTAACATATGGTGTAAAAGCAGATACATCTACAGGGCACTTCGAAGTGCATGATTATGATCCAGATGTTGAATTTGAGAATGATACCTTAACCCCCAATAATCAAAACACCGGAAATTTTGATCAGTTTGATAAACAAACTTTAAAAAATAAATTCTTCGAATTAAATTCTTAAACATTAAAAATTATTTTAAAAAAATTATGGCAAAAGTAAATGACCTTATGAAAGAACGAATTGTTTATAAACCGTTCGAATATCAACAAGCTGCGGATTATTGGCTACAGCAACACCAAGCTCATTGGATACACACTGAAGTACCTATGATGTCTGATTTAGCAGATTGGAATTCAAATTTAAATGAAACTGAAAAAAACATTATTGGTTCCATTTTAAAAGGTTTTGCTCAAACCGAAACTGTAGTTAACGATTATTGGTCAGGATTAGTAACAAAATGGTTTAGAAAACCTGAAGTTATTATGATGGCTACAACATTCGGCGCATTTGAGACAATCCACGCCGAAGCATACTCACTATTAAATGAAACACTTGGACTTGAAAATTTTGATGAATTTATGGAAGATGAGGCTACTATGGCTAAAATTGAAAATCTTACTTCTATTAGGGATAGTTTTAATGGTGAAAAAGATCTCCACGAAATCGCTAAATCACTTGCTATATTCTCGGCATTTACCGAAGGAGTTAATTTATTCTCTTCCTTTGCCATCCTCTTATCTTTCAAAATGCGAAATAAGCTTAAAGGAGTGGGTCAAATTGTTGAATGGTCTATTAGAGACGAATCACTCCACTCAGAAGCCGGTTGCTGGTTATTCCGAACACTTATCGAAGAAAATCCTGAAATCAAAACACCAGAGCTTGAAGCAGCTATAAATGAGGCAGCATTGTTATCATTAAAACTTGAATTAGATTTTATTAGAAAATGTTATGAGTTAGGTGATTTAGAAGGATGTTCACAATATGATTTAGAAAATTTTATTAAAAATAGAATTAATGCTAAATTAGGTGATTTAGGCTATAAGGGAATTATCACGGATATTGATCCTACAGCTGTTGAAAGAATGAAATGGTTTGACCACTTATCAGCTGGAAAACAACATACTGATTTTTTCGCTTCGAGGGTAACCAATTATAGTAAAGGAAATATGACTTGGGATGAAAGTATTTTTTAAATATTTATTACTATCAATTAAAATAAAAGAACAAAATAAATATAAATGGATAACCCAAAATTAATAGCAGATTTCACACAATGGGAACGTGGTAAAGATTTCCCTGAATTTTTTGATGATATGGCATTATCAACAATTTCAAAAGGTTACCTATTACCTGGAGAAACCCCACGAAAAGCCTATAGAAGGGTTGCTAATTCAGTAGCCGATAGATTAAATCGTCCTGACTTAGCAACTAAATTTTTTAAATACATTTGGAATGGGTGGATTGGATTAGCATCTCCCGTACTTAGTAATACAGGTACTGATAGGGGTTTACCAATTAGTTGTTTTGGAATTGACACCCCTGATTCAATACGTGGTATTGGTCTTACAAATGCAGAATTAATGCGTCTTACCTCTTATGGTGGGGGTGTTGGAATTTCACTTAGTCGAATTCGAGGAAGAGGATCTCAAATCACAGGAAATGGACAATCTGAAGGAATAGTTCCATGGGCTAAAATTTACGATTCAACTATTGTAGCTACTAATCAAGGGTCAGTTCGTAGAGGAGCAGCATCTGTTAATTTAGATATTAATCATGTAGATGTTAAAGAATTCCTGCAAATCCGTAGACCTAAAGGTGATCCTAATAGACAATGTTTAAACTTACACCAATGTGTAGTTGTAGATGATGCGTTTATGAAGCGATTAAATGATAGAGACAGCGAAGCTATGTCAACATGGCTTGAAATACTTAAATCACGTGTAGAAACGGGTGAACCATATATAATGTTTAAGGATAACGTTAATAAAGACAACCCATTAGCATACAGAATGAATAATTTAGATGTTAGTATGACTAATATTTGTTCTGAAATTACCTTACATACCGATGAGGAACATTCATTTATCTGTTGTTTATCTTCTCTAAACTTAGCTAAGTATGATGAATGGAAAAACACAGATGTTGTTGAAATAGCTACTTATTTCTTAGATGGAGTTATGGAAGAATTCATATCTAAAACTAACGGTAAAGAATCTATGGAACGTTCACACCGTTCAGCCAAAAAAGGAAGAGCATTAGGTTTAGGTGTGATGGGATGGCATACATTCCTACAACAAAAAGGTCTACCATTTAACTCTATAGCATCAACAGCTTGGACCCACACTATATTCAGTGACATTAGACAAAAAGCAGAAGCTGCATCTCGCCAAATGGCTGAAGAATATGGAGAACCTTTATGGTGTAGAGGAACAGGGATGAGAAATACCCATGTAATGGCTATTGCACCAACTGTATCTAACTCAAGAATAGGAGGATGCTCAGCAGGCATTGAACCTCAACCCGCAAATGTTTATGTATTTAATGGTGCTAAAGGAACTTTTATTGTTAAAAACCCTGAACTAGAGAAACTCTTAAATTCTAAAAATAAAAATGAAGATAAATATTGGGATCAAATATTAGTAGATAATGGCTCAGTTGCTAATTTACCTAGTGATGTATTAACTGAAGATGAAAAGGAAATATTTTTAACATTTCCTGAAATAAACCAATTAGGTTTAATTCAACAGGCAGCATTACGTCAAAAATATATTGACCAAACCCAATCCCTAAATGTTGCATTTGACCCAACAGATTCTCCAAAATGGATAAACCATGTTCATCTTGAAGCACATAAGTTAGGTATTAAAACATTATATTACCTTAGAACAGATAGTGTAATTAAAGGTGATTTAGGTTCTAGAACGGACCCGAGTTGCCTTAGTTGTGATGGTTAGTATATAGGTATATATAAATTAATTGAATAAATAAAAAATACTTTAAATTTACTAGGAGAGGGGTGCGACAGTACTCCTCTTTTTTGTATTTATAATAAAATAAACGTTACTATCCAAAATAGTTGTTTCATGATACATTATATAAAAACAAAAATTATGAAATTTGTAGATCTCTTTAAAGATGACAATAAAATTAACGAAAAAAATATTGTTGGATTCGCTTCATTTGCCGTAATGGTAATATTTGCATTTGCTGATATTCTCACTGGGGTTTTTGGATCTGAGCTAGTAATAGCTGATAGTATATTTAATTCTTTTATAATAATAACCCTGGGTTCATTTGGAATTGATGGGGCTACTAAAGTATTTACACCCAAACCACCTAAATGATCTTAAAGTTAAATTCAAGAGGCCTCGAGGTTAAAGAACTGCAAAAATTCCTAGAAATTGGAGCTGATGGTATCTTTGGCAAAGGCACAGAATCAACAGTAAAAACTTGGCAAAGTAGTAATGGTTTAGATGCTGATGGTATAGTTGGTCCTGCTACGTGGGATTCTATGGGTTTAGCTACTACCGATACATCAGAGAAGACATACACTACAGATAATGGGTTGGTTATAAACCAACACTTTCTACCAAAAGGAGAGTACAAAAACGGTCCTATAAATGCTGAGTATGCTTTCATACACCACACTGCAGGGTGGCATAATCCATATAATGTAATTGATAGTTGGGGTAGAGATACTAGAGGTGCGGTTGCAACCGAATTCGTATTAGGTGGTTCATCAGTTAAAGGTAACGATGACACATATGATGGTTTAATGGTCCAAGCATTCCCTGAGGGGAATTACGGGTGGCATTTAGGCAAGAATGGTTCTCAACATATGCATAAAAACTCTGTGGGAATTGAAGTATGTAACTTTGGTTATATAACAAACGGTAAAACTTATGCTGGTACAAAGGTAGCTGAATCTGAGATTGTGACATTAGCTAAACCCTTTAGAGGATACACAGATTGGCACAGATATTCAGATGCACAGATAGAATCATTACGATTATGGATTTTATTTATAGGGGAAAGAGATAATATAAATATTAAAGCTGGATTACCATCATTGGTTAAAGATTTAGGTGCAGGGGCATTTGAATTTAATGAAGACGCTTACTATGGTAAGGTTAAAGGTTTATGGACTCATACCAATACAAGAAAAGATAAATCTGATATGTTCCCCCAACCGGAATTATTAGATATGTTAGTAAGTTTATAGATTATAATTTAAAATAGTAATACGATGAATGAATTAATGATAGAAATTATAAGTGGGGTAGGTGTATTAGCATCAGGATTCTTTTATACAAAATTTCAAACAGCACAAAACCATAAAGAAATTCAAGTTCTAAAAAAAGAAATGCAAAATAATGAAAAAACAGATGCTATCCGAGATACTAAAATAGCAGTCATGCAAAACCAAAATGGTGGGGTTATTGCTCGTTTGGATAAAATGGATATATTACTTGAAAAAATATTTGATAAATTAAATAAATAAAAGCAATAGAAATGTTAAAAATTTTTCAAATATTTAAAATAAATTTTATGAATATAACACTAGCAAGTGTAACAGGAATAGGTTTTCTTTGTTCTTATTTCTTACAATTAACAATGGAAAATGCTGAACAATATTTAGCAGTAGTCGCTGTATTGTTGTTAGATGGGTTTTTTGGAGTAATAGCTGGAACAAAAAGAGAAGGTTTTAAAACTTACAAAGCTTGTAGACTTTTAAAATCCATAGTAACTTGGGAATTAATACTCACTGCTATTTTAATGGTGGAAAAGGGATTTACAGGTACTGGATGGTTAAGTGAAACAATTATTGCACCCTTTATTATATTTCAATTAATATCAGCACTTAAAAATGCCTCGATGGCGGGTTTTATAAAAAACGAACTTCTAAACATTATATTAGACAAAATCGATAAACATAAGGGATTAAGGAAAAATTAATATATTCCTTGGATTCCCAATCTCTTGTTCGTATCTATATGTATTACCGTTAGGGATTTCTATCCTTCTAAAATAGTAAGATATGATTAAAAAAATACAAGAAAGAATATTTCCATTTATAATAGCATTTTCTGCTTTATCCGTAAGTACATCCGCTGCATTTTATTCGATAAGTGGTTTAAGTAAATTGTTTGCTGGGGCCGTTTTTGCTGTTATAGTTATGGCAGCTTCCTTAGAAGTAGCTAAATTAGTTATTGCTTCACTCCTATACCAATATAGAAAATCATTACCTCTTTTTCTAAAAACATATCTTTCAATAGCTTGTTTTGTATTAATACTAATTACTAGTATGGGAATATATGGTTTTCTATCTGCGGCTTACCAAGAAACTGCCGCAAAAGCAGGAAGTATTGATTCCCAAATATCCTTAATTGAAACTAGAAGAGATAATACTAAAGAACAACTTAGCGTGTATACTGGTGAGAAGGAAAGTATCAACAAGGCCGTGGCTGATTTACGTTCTGGCTTAGCTAACAATGTTATACAGTATACTAACGCCGAAGGTGTATTAATAACTACAACTTCATCTTCAACTAGAAGAGCATTAGAAAAACAATTAGATCAGGCAATAGATAGGCAAACCACAATTAATGATAGAGTAGATGGTTTAAATACTAAATTATTTGAATATGAAACTGAAATAGTTGAAGTATCAATTAATAATGATGTAGCTGGAGAATTAGGCCCACTTAAATATCTCTCAGGATTGACTGGTTTACCTATGGATAAAATTATTAACTATCTTTTATTAACTATTATATTTGTATTTGACCCCCTAGCAATTGCCCTTGTAATAGCAGCCAATTTTGCATTTGAACAGATAAAACCTAAAACTAAAGAAAATTTATATGGAGAAGTTGTAAAAATTCAAGATAAAGAAGATGATGGGGAAGATGATAAAGACAATCCTGATGAGTTTGATTGGGAGGCAGCAGAATCCAGAATGAATATAATAGGCCAAAATGGTAATGATGGGGAACATTACGAAGAAATTATTAATAGTGAATTGGGGGATGAACTCCCCCCATTATCTACAAAAGAAATTAAGGCTAATGAGCTTAAAACCCAAATTGAAAAAGAAGATAAATTATTAAACAACCCATCAACCTCATCCTGGAGGCAGAATAAAATCAAAAATGAAAGGAAAAATAGAGAGGGTGGGGAGGATTTAATAAAAACATATTAAAGATTTATGCTGAAGGACTTGGTTTATCCAAAATTTGTTCGTATATTTACAGGGTAAATGAGGCGAGAAGCCACGCATTTAAAATTTAAAAATAAAGGTTATGTCAAATAAAGAAATTAAAGAGCAATTACAAAAAGGTAATGTTAAATTCACAGTTGAGGGTATTAGTGAATATACTAGAGGTGGTGAAGATAATGAATATGGTGATTTTCCAAAAGTATTTAGGGTAACTGAAAGGGCTGAATCAATTTATGTAGATGAATTATTTTCAGTTGATGGTATGAATGTTACTAAATGGGGTCCTACCTGCATTACATTATATACTTTTGATATGTTAGGTAAAAAATCAATAGGTAAAATAAAATATTCAGATATTACAATTTTATAATGAGTTTACTAGTATATAAAGTAGAAAACAAAAGGTTTGTATTAAAAGAAATTGATAAATTAAAAACCTTAGGTTATAATAGATTTATGTGGTGGCGTCGTTTTTCCCCTTCTTCACCCCCATTAGACACAAAATCCTCCCTATTAGAT